CCTGCGCCGCTGAAAGGGCTTGCCATACTCCATCTCTGTGCGGATGGCACCTTCTGGTGCTTGGTATTGAAAGCCCTGCTGATGCAATCTCTGCGGTAGTGTGCTAGGCCAAGTTGCCATATCTTAGAACTGCCCCTGTCTTGCTGCGCCGTGACGCCGGAAAATGCCATCTAGCTGGCCTTGTGAGTCCAGCCGCTCCATGCTTGATTTCACCATGACATCAATAGTCTGCTCACCATTCGGGCCTCGACGAGTCTGCTGCTTTTCAGCTTGCAGCTTCTCTCCGCCTTGGTTGATGATGTTGACGGTTACATCACCGCCGCCACCCATTTCGTGATTAGGGACAATCCGTCCGTCTTGACCCGGAACAAACAACTCTGGACCACGCTCGCCGACAACAGCAGCCTGTCCTCCGCGAACATTTCCGCCGTTTGCGAAGAAGCCTCCGAAGAAATCTCCAATCCCCGAGAAGATTCCTCCGCCTCCCTGCGGCCCAATGCCCGGAGGTGCTGGTGGACCTTGATTGAATATATCGCCGATCCCTGAAGAGACAGAGTTTACCAATGGGTCAACAATTTGTTGCTGTACAAGAGTGCGAGCGATCTGCTCGGCCAGCGAAGCAAATACATCTTTGGCCGATTCAGCTTGCATTATAATGTCGGTCAACCCTTGGCTTACATCATCCTTAATAACAGACCCGACATCCATCAAAGCCTTTTCCATTTCACTATAGATTCTGTCGCCTTCCGTGCCTGTCTTCTTGATGATTGAAAGCAGCTTTTTCTGCTCTTCTTGCTGCTCAAGAATAGCATCTGATCTTGGGAAGGGCTGAGTGACTGCACCTTCTGTTATAGCGATTCTGACGGGTTGTTCTTGTTCTTCTTTTAGATTTGCGAGAGCATCCTCAAGTTCTTTGATTCTTTCTTTAACCAAACGGATTTTTTCTCTTTGGTTATCTGTCATGAAAAACTCAGGGTCTCTCATTTCTGCTGTTTGAAGACGAGAAAGTTGTGTCTCAAGACTAGCCAACTCTGCTCTCATCTGTTTTGCACTGAGTGTGTCAAGCTCATCGCCAAATGATTTAGTAGCATGTCTGGCATTCATAAACTCAGTAGCCACAGTACCCAGTATAGCAGCAAGTCCAGCAAGAAGCCCAGCCGGTCCTGCCAAGACTGCAACGAGGCCTCTTAATTTAGAGAGATTGGTGACAAGACCTGCAATACCTTTGATAGCTGCGCCAGCAGCTAAGACCTTCATAAAAGTTGCTATAGTGTCGATATTTCTTGCAATAGTCCCCGCAAACTCAGAAAGGCTCTGAACAATGCTGTCAAAAGACTTTTGAAACTCTGGGCTGCTTATAACTACAGCAAGTTCGTCAATAGCTTGTGCAGCACCAGAGAGATCACCTTGCGACATTAGATCAAAGAAAGCAGTTTGTAGTCTCTGTATTGAGGCTGCGATTTTCTCGGATTGTTTTGCAGCCTCTGCTCCAAAAACCCTTTGCAGTTCTCGGCCAAACTTAGGAAGAACTTCGTCTGAGAGAAGTTCTCCATTCTCCATCATATCAAAGAGCTTCTGCGTGGTCACATCAAGAGACTGCGCCATAATCTGAATAGAACCCGGCATACGCTCACCAAGCTGCTGCCTGAGTTCCTCAGCAGAAACCTTGCCCTTCGACATCATCTGCTGGAGGGCTTTCATAGCGCCTTCGGCTTCTGGCGCAGTTAGACCCATTGCCCGAGAGGCTTCTGAAATACCAGTGAAGATAGTCTTTAACTCTTCACTTGTAATAGTTGTTCCGCGAGCGGCTGCCGAAAACTGAGCCATCTGTTTGGCTACCGCTGGGAAGAAAAGGCCAAGCCTTTCTGCTTCTTCTCGGATAAAGGAAATCTGTTGGCCAGCAGCCTCCGAGCTACCGGTAGCAACTCGCATAGTGGCTTCAATGTTATTCAACTGAGTGGTAGCACTTTCAATCTGTCGTGCAAGACCAACAAATGTGAGGCCACCTAGACCGGCAGAAAGAAGACCAAACATTCTTGTAAGTTTGCGAGAAGACCGCGACATTTTGTCAGTGGCGCGGGTGGCTTGTTTGGTTTCCTTCTCGTACTTATTAACACTCTGGCCTGTCTTCTTAGCAGCCACGCCCATTTCGTTAAGGTGCCGAACTGCCTTGTCGACCTGCCGTGCATCTACCTCAATCTGTATTCTGCCGACTTCTGCCACTTCGCTTATTCCTTCTCTTTGTCAGTGCCTTAAATTGGCTGCTGACTTTATCTGCGATCTTTTCTCTGTCTAGTTGGTCGGGATCAACCCAAGGAGGAGGACAGTTGTTCTCCTTTGCCTTGTGCATTTGATCTAGGTAGGCGTTTGAAAGGTGACGAAGTGCGTGAACCTCTTGAGGCTCTAAATCTAAGCCCATGAGTCTAGACCAGTGGTCGATGTCGTCCCACCCTACTGACTGGGCACCCATACTTGATGCTGTTATGGGGCCAATCTCAAAGAGCCATTGTATTATGTAGAGCAGACTTCCTGGTTCAGGCTCAGGGCCGAAGTAATAATCTTCTCTTGGCGTTTCTTGATCTTTTGGCGGAGTAGCTAGGTACGCTCTAAACCTAACAAAAGTCTCTGCTACTCCGAGCTGCTCGTAAAAAAATTGGACCGGTCACCCTGAAACTCATCGACTTGCTCTGCAACCCAAGGATACTCAGTGTAGACCTTACGAACATTCTTCTCGTTAAACGCCAGTTTGCCTTCGTCTTCGATGTTGCCCCAGTCAAGGGTCAACGCCACGCGAGTCTCAAGTGCCTCCTTCTCAAGCGTGTCGATGTCAATGTCTGATACATTGCGCTTGCCACGAAGAAGACGCTGAACCTGAGCGCGACGCTGCTTTGCCAACTTTGAATCTGGCCCGGCCATTTTGATCCAAGCGTCAGTTTCTACACCCGAGATTGGGTGCTTGAGGTAGAGAACTGCGCCTTCGTTGGAACCCTCGACTGAGTTAAAATCTGATAGCTTCATAGATTAAGACCCCCGGTCTTAGTTGCTGCTAGTTAAGTTTACGGAGTAGGTGCGACTTCGATGATCTCGTCAGTGATCTCGATGGTTACGCTTGCAGTGGTGATCTGATCGACAGTACCGACGTTTGCAGTGTAGCTCATAACCTGTGCTGAGAAATACAGCTCGGTGCCATCCTGAAGGGTGACGTTAAAGCTGAAGTTGTCATCGCTGTCAAGAGCGGTCTGCAATAGCGTCTGACCTGCGTCATCAGGGACACGGGCAACAGTCATGGCGATTGAGCCATCGTTGTAGCTGCCCTTGCGCTTGACAGTCTGACGGTCGCCTAGTGGGTTATGAGTAACGAGGCTGTACTCACGACCAAACTCACCAAGGTCGGTGACTTCACCAATTACATCAAAGGTGAGTGACTCGAATCCAGTCTGATCGTAGCTTGTTGGATCGCCGGAAGCGATGCCGATTGTAGTTCCTGCGGAAGTAAATGCGCCTGATGCCATTTCTTATCTCCTAGTCTGATAGATTACGAATTGTTTTTGTGAGTGTGCTTTCAAATGACCTTACCGATCTTTCGATCCATCCGGGTGATGGTTGTTGATAAGACCATCCTTCTTTTTCTAGCCGATAGATGTAAGGCACACTGTTAGTTAGGTAAACAAGATTACCTGCAACATTGCCGTCTAGTTGGCTCAGCCGACTGACGGAACTCTCCCGCGACTCTGTTACGGTAGTGTCTGGTGAACCCACAGAGGGCATCCAGTTAGCTTTTGCTTTGCCCGGCACATAGTCAGCCGGGGCTGGGCTTTTCCAAGTTTCTGGCCTTCCGACTGGGGTTTCTTCAATGACTGTTGAGAAAAGCTGTTTTGTGCTTTGCTCTGCAACATCCTCAACACGCTTCCCCATCTTGTCGGCAATTTCTTGCATCTGTTTGCCGAAGTTGTTTGCAGAGAAACTGTCAGAAAGCATTGTGGAAGTATCTCCAGTTTACGCTAATAGGCAAAAGGTACTCTGACTCTGTTGAGACTGCTGGAGAAAAATTGATCTCTTCAATGAAAAGGTGAGGGATTGGTTCGTTGTCGGCCCGAAAGTGGTTGGCGATCTTGTCGGCCATGTTCTCTGCTTCTGCTGGGCCTTTGTTAGCTGGAGCGTAGATATTGATCCTGTACACCCCAGGTGTGTTCTGTGCCCTGTTGAAGTTGTACATGATGCCGTCGGCAGGCATATTCATTACAGAAAGGTATAGCCCGTCAGGTGGATTGAAGTTTACGTTAGGAAAGGCAATCGGAGGCGCATCTGGGAGGGATGAAATCCGCTGGTCTAGTGCCGATGTGACTTCTCTAAACATCTTACTTCCTAACCTGAGCCTCTGTGAAAAGTTCTACGCCAGCCGGACTCAGTGGCCGCGCCGTGACAACTCTCCACTCTTCGCCTTCAAAGGTGACTCGATCATCCACCTCTACGCTTCCAGCAACAAGAACCCTTGCATCTCCCTGAAGAATGATGCTGTCATCAATTTCTTCGTTCCGGTAGTTTAGCCATACCGCATCTGCGGAATAGCTTTCAGTCGTTGAGGTGACTGTGCCAGAAACCGGATCGTAACTTTCTCCGACTTCCCTGCTAAAGTTCAGCTCTTTGCCAAACCGATTGATTAGGCTGTAAGCACTGTCCTTAGCTCTTGTGTAATCAAACTTAGACACACCTTAGCCCCTGCCAACAGAAATGTTGTTTGTAGAGCCAGCGCCTGCTGCTAGATACTTTTTCAACTTCAAGAAAACCCGAGGGTCAAACGTGCGATTGGATACGCCGTCTTGATACTCTACAGAGATAGTATCTACAGTCTCTGACTTAATTGCAGAGGTGATCTTCCCTGCCGGGTCGTTGCCTTGGTCAATCGCAATAGCAATGGCGTACTGCGAATCAATAATGTCCTGTGGGATGACGGTATCGTCTAACTCTACGCCGTCAACGTAAGCATTTTTACGAGGCCACTCCTTAGTCTGGTCTTCTTCTGCTTTCTGTCCGATGAACTCAAGAGAGTCCAGATAATCAAAGGCGAGAGTCAGGAGAACGTCTGCGTCTCCGCTGAGAGTGACTCCACGAGCAGTGGCGTAGGATGTTAAGTCTGTTGCATTACCGTATGACATTTCTTATCCCTTGTATCCGCTTGCTCGGATTGCTCTGCCCTGACGCTCTGCCTTAGCTTTTGCGCCACGGCCTGTGTAGCATTTACCAGATGATCCCCACTTCCAGCCTTTCTTGTTGTTCTTTTGACAACGCTGCACTGGCATCAGTCTTCTCCTACTGGGCTTGGACCTTCTTCTCGGCTGGTCTTTCCGTTGCAGTGCCAGTCGGCGCGAGCCAGATCGTTTGGGCTTAGGTCGCGGCCTGACTTGATGCCTGATGAACGGGCACAGTAGTTGTCGCCTGCTGGTGTTCCGGGCTGGACAACCTCTCCTGCCTGCCCGAAGTTGATTCGGTTGCCGTCAGAAGTAACGGCTGCTTTCTTCTTGCCCGCAGCGTTAGAGTCAACGATGTCAACAAGCCGACCCTTGATGCGGTAGCGTTTACCCACTTCTAATGGCATTAGAGTTCTTCCCACCTTGCTCGGAAAACACCCGTGCAATCTTCGTTGCCAGTGTTCGTCAGTCGAATGTAAAAAGTCCCTGCGGCAAAACCTAAAAGCAGGTCTTCTGTAGCATTGCTCTGTGTTGGTTGCCGGTTGCCTCGGTCGGTTCCTGCATCTAACAAAATCAGGTCTACTACATCTCCGCCACTATGGTCGCCGCCGTTTTGAAAACTAACAGTTGCTGTTCTGTCTGGTGCAACGCTTGTATTATTAGCTTGCAAAGTAGGCAACGTCCCGGTAAAAGCAGATTCTTCTGTGCCGCCTACAACCAACTCTACTCTTAGTCCACCAATAAGCAGAGAAGCACCGAACTGCTGAACAATCGTGTCGCCTTGAGCAACAACCTTGATTGTTTCGCTGCTATTGTTCGGGATGTCAAACTCTTTGAATGTGTAGAACTGGCGCCCTTCGTAGAAACAAGTATCGCCTTCTGATACCTTGATGCGCCGTGTGCCTTCTTTCTTGCTAGTAAGAAGGTCGTTAGGCCCGAATTGGTCGACGGTATAAGTCACGACTCGTTACTTTCCTTTCGATCCTTTCGGCGCTGCTGTAGGTAGTACGTCCGAAACGCTAGACTCCCCGGTTTCGCAAACGTCCTCAGTCCGGGCAGTTCGGCGTTGTCCTTTACCTTTGGATTCTGCTTTGGCATTCTTGGCTGCCTCTCGCTGCTCGCGCTTGACACGCTGGAGTGTTTCAAAATCTACTGGTTTGTTGGGTTCAAGACCGTCTTTGTTAGCCATCCCTGTCTCCTGTTGTATAAGGCTTACCCCCTCCGAAGAGGGGGCTTGCCAACTGGATCACCGCCTTTAGTTGGTGATGAGGAATGCGAGCGGAATGTTCTTACGCTCGATTACGCGGTCAACAGTGCCAGCAGTAGCAAGTTCACTGAGAGTGAAGGTGATGCCGTTGCTGGGGGTGCCGGTTGCCTTGAAACCGAAAGGATGGAGGATGTAAGTCTCACGCACCCAAAGGGTCTCAATGCCGCCGCCGTTGCCCTGATCGGCGTAACGCTCGATCTCAACAGGAACCTCGGGGTTGCCTACGCCGTAGCCGAAAGCACCGGCACCGAACAGTACAGAGGTGTACTTGAACCCGTCAGTGCTGCCAGCCTCGACATTCATGCCGTCGTCTACGATGACGCGAAGGCCAAGGTAGGTCGGGATGACGAGGTTGCCCTCGGAATCAGGAATGAAGTCGATGTCATCATTCTTGACCATCTG